GGTGGGGCCATCGATGTGAGCATTGAGCATAGCACCGATGACCCGAGCCACCTTGCGCAACTCAACACCGAACCGGCGCTCGACGGTCCTGCTGGCGGAGAATTTGTTAGTCATTGTAGTGTCTCATTCAAACCGGCTCAGAAGTTCCATGGTACCAATAGCCATCCTCGGGCGTAACGCGACCGTAAATTCTCGACTCAATGGGCACCTTACCAGCCACTGCTCTGACATAGTCGTCGCCATAATTAGTGGGGTCTTGCGGTGCCTGATCTTCTCGGACCCGTATAACTACTGGCCTCCCGCCTGTTGCCTCTGCCGCCAATCTAGCATAGCGCTCAGCCTTTGACGGGTCTCTGGTCAACCAAACAGCACCATCGGTGCCCGGTTTCAATTCTGTCTCAGACTTTGGGACGCCTTTGACAGTGTTTGGGCCACCGCCTGAGCCACCGCCTGAGCCACCGCCTGAGCCACCGCCTGAGCTAAATTTACCATCCGGGTCGCGCGGTTGATTAGGATTAAATTCGTCGCCCAACCACTTTTTAATTCTGTCAAAGGTTCCTAACTTGGGTTGGTCAGCCACAACAGGCTCACCTTCGGTCGGCATCGGAGGCGGTTCCATCTTGGACTCCTCGATCTGCTCCTCGGTGATATTGGTAAACACACCAGTCGATTCACTGGATTGCTTGAGCTCCTGCAGCGCGGTGGTCTGGTCGATGATGCCCTTCTCGTAGGCAGTAGCAATCGTGGTGGTGACTGCGGTGGCGATGTCCGCCTTCTCCTTGGTGCTGGTCTGCCACAGCGGTACGAAGTCGAAGTCGAAGTTGTCAGGCGGCATGGTGCCGAACAGCGACTTGTGCATGACACGCAGCACCTTCATCATGCCATCGCGCAGACGACTTTCCTGCTGAGCAGCCACGTTGTCGTAGTACATGCGCAGATCAGATTCACCCGTGCTATTGAGACCGGCTGGCGACTGGCCGAACAGGCGGACCAGCGGGATACCCGTGGCTCCTGCGATCTGCTGGCCGAACTGCAAGATCATGTCAGACAGGCCTGAGAAGGTGTAGCTGTGGGCGGCGAACGTGTCTTCCTTGTCCAGCAAGGTCAGACCTTCGTTTGTCTGCAGCATCCGCATGTGGTGGAACATCGAGAGCAGGTTCTCTTCAGCCTTGCCGCCAGCAGCCAGCACCTCGCGCAGCTTGTCAATCTGGACGGTGCGCAGATGTGCCTTTTGGATGAGGTTTGCAGCACCTGAGGTCGCGGCGTCAAAGGACACGAGGCGGTCGTACATGCGCTCGATGACAGACTCGCCCCACCACTCCTCGGTCATGGCCTGCATGACAGGGAGCTGAATGCCGATCTGGCGGATGACGCGGCTGTGGTGGATCCGCACATTGCTTACCTGGCCTGTTGCGATGTTGCTGATGATGTCGTAGAACTCGGGCAGGCCGTAGTCAATACCATCAACGACCATGTTTTGCAGACTGGGGCGAAGCTGCCAACGGTCAAAGACCTTGAGGCCGCGGAACTGGTCCTTGCCAACGGTCTCGATGTTGAGAGGCGTTGCTGGGTCCTGTCCGTCGATGACCAGCATGGCGATGGCACCGCCGTACAGACGACCCCACTTGATGGTCTCGAGCAGTGAGTGCCAGACGCCGAGCCGCGTGAGCTTGGACTGCAGCAACTGGATGGCCTCAGGATCATCACTGCCCTTGATGTTCACACCGGCTCGGGTCATGTCCTCAGCCACGGCATCAACAGCAGCACCCACAATCCAGGAGCCGCGATACATGGCCTCCAGCTTCATGCGGTTGCGTGTCAGCAGGTCGAAGATGTAGGTGCTGTCAGACAGCACGTTCTGGGCGCCAAGACCCATGCGGGCCGTCAGGTTAGCAAAGCCGTCTTTGGTCGTGGCAGTAGGTGTGTTGGTGCGGTTGGCTTGGCGGCGTTGTTTACTGTTGCTCATATCATTTTCTCCCAGAGGGATGCGGCGTTGTTGTGGGCAAGAAGATCATTGATGGCATCCATCATAGGATCGACCTGGTCGTCGTGAAGGTGACTGTCGTCGGCGGTGAAGGCTTCGCACTCAGCCACGAAGTCGTTGGTGAACGGGGCATCTTCTGGCAGCATGACGTAGCCAGATTCGATGTAGCCAAGCACGTCAAGCAGCCGGGTGTACTTGTCCCTGGTGCGTTCAATCCCAACCACGGGGATCTGCGCTTGGCTCTTGAGCTTCTGGATCAAGCCGGTTCCGCTGGCCTTGTCCTCAACCTTGAGCTGCCTAAGCTGGCCCAGCACGACGACGTCAGCCGCTTTGTGCTTGTTCCAGAAGGCTACGGCCCGGCGCTCAAGCTCAGGTGCTTCCCACTTGCCTCGGATGAGGTCTAGCAGGTAGATCTTGCCATCATCACCTTTGCCCCAGCACTCGAAGACGCTGAAGTCGTTGCGCTCGGCGGTCTTCTGTGCGGTGTCGGCGTAGATGAACCGCTGCTTGATGATGGGTGGTTGCTTGTACCTGCCGAAGTAGCTGCCCTTGATGATCTCACCACCGATGATCTGCGGATTTTGCTGGTACAGCGCCTCCCAGTTGACGTTGGCCATGGCGGCTTTGCGCTCGAGCAGGAACTCCAACGATTTGTGCTCAGGGAAGAGAGGTTCGCCGACCTTGCGGTGCTTCTCGTTCCTGATGGCGATGGCCGGGTACGAGACGACCTTGACCTCGTCACCCATGGTGGCACGGAGCCGACCGATCGGGTCATCGACGTGCCAACGGGTCAGGATGGCGAGCAAACCAGCTGAGTCGCTGAAGCGGGTGAAGAAGTCATCGGTGAACCACTCCCACGTCTTGTCACGGATGGCCTGGCTGCCTGCTTCTTCACGGCCTTTGATCGGGTCATCGATGACACCGAGGTCCAAGGACTCGCCTGTGATGGAGCCACGCACCGTGGTGTTGCGGAAGAAGCCCGTGTTGCCGATGTACTCGATCATCTCGCGGTTGCGGATCGCTTGGTTGGCATCCAACTGGCTGGTGCCTACGCCGTTGATCCGGGTTGATGGGAAGATCTTCTTGTAGCGATCGGAGTCATAGATGCGCTGGCAGGCCAAGTTGGCCCTGACACCCAAGCGCTCGGAGAAGGAGGTGTAGATCGTCTTCAGATCCGGATTGCGGCCAGCCACCCACGTGATGAACTCAACGATCATCAGCGACTTGCCGTGCCCGGGTGGTGCCTCGATGACCAACTTCGGGCGCAGGCCTGAGAACAGGTCCTCGGCGAACTGCTGGAGCTCGTCTGCCATCTCACGTTGCCACCACCCGATCTTCATCTTCGGATTGAGCATCCGGCGGTAGGCCCAAAACGACTCGCGGGCCTCGATGATCGCAAGTTGTTCGAGCAGCTCGATGTCGTCGATGCGCACGTCAGTCCTTCAGCAGCGTGGTGGGAAGACCTCGCTTTTTCAACTCAGCCAGCAGCTCATCCTTGGACAGCGACTTGTTCGTGTGCTCGAGCTGGATGGGCTCCGGGATGGAGACCGTCTGCGCCGAGAGCTTAGGTGCAAAGTACGGAGCCACCGCCTTCGCGGCATCTACGCGCGTGGCGAAGTCAGCGTAGACCTCCTCCTCGATGAGTTCCTTGGTCTCTTTGCCACGACGATCGACCGTGGTCCGGTAGTATTTGTGTGGGATCGCCTCGCCCCGAGCCACCTTCAGCAACCACTCATGTGGAAGCATCCCGGCTTTCATTGCCTCTTCGCGAGCTTTGGTCGTGATCTTTTGTGCGGAGCCCTTGGGCCGACCAGCCCCGGGCCTTGCACCACCTACAGCCATGTGGAGTCCTCTTGAAATTATGATTGAGATTCACTTGATGGAGTGGATCATAATTTGCCGGTGGGGCGATGTACACCGGTCGACGCGCGTGTTATGGGCGAAAACTATCCGGAACAGAAGCAGCGAAGTCCACAAGTCTGCTACAGAAGCTATATAACTACTCTCTCTCTATCCTCCTTTAGAAAGTAAATAGATAGAATAGGTAGAAGTATAGATATAAGATCAAGAGAGAAGGGAATAGAGGGTAGGAAATGCCGTAGCTGTATAGATTCTGTAGCGGCCACCGCGGGCCACGCGCTAAGTCCACAGAGCTTCGCAATCTTGTTGTACAAAACCTAAATTTCTATTTACAATCACGCAAAATCATCAACCGGAGAGCGCAGAATGCGAAATTCACCTGTCAGTACCAAGTACCAAGAAGCTTTGCGAGACC